GATGACCCGCCTACGTATGCTGACGCAGGAGACAGGTATTGCATTGTTCCTAGTGTCACACCTACGTAGGCCAGCAGGTAAGGGTCACGAGGAAGGTGCAGCTACGTCACTGTCTGATCTCAGGGGTAGTGCTAGTATCGCGCAGCTCAGTGACATTGTGCTAGGCTTTGAGCGCAATGGTCAGGCTGAGGATATAGAGCAGCGTAACACCACCCACATCAGGGTACTTAAGAACAGGTTCAGCGGTGAGACAGGGATGGCTACGTCAGTGCGCTATGATCAGGACACTGGGCGTATGGCAGAGGTGCTAGATTTGGAGGAGATATTATGAGATGCGCTGCTTGTGATAAGATAATGACTGAGTTTGAGATGGCATTGAGAGCGCCAGAGAGTAGGCAGTTTGCTGACCTCTGTGGCATCTGTTACAATATCGCCTATGACCTCGACGATACTGACGAGGATGTAGTAGGAATCATTCAAGGAGACATTACGCATGAGCAAGATTGGTGAATTAATAGTTACGTTAGAGGATCATGGTTATGATTACAGTAGACTTGGAAACGAATCTTTCGCACGATACGATATGGTGTGCAGGGGTTCAGAAAACAGAGAGTCCGAATGGAAGTCTCACGTTCGACAGCGCAGAGTTGAAGCAGATGTTATCTACTGCCGATGGCGTAGTAGGTCACAACATAATCTTCTTCGACAAGCCCGTCTTAAAGACTTGCTGGCAGGTTGATGTTGATGTACCTGTATGGGATACGCTGGTCATGGCTAGGTTGTTAGACCCTACGCCTGTTGGAGGACACAGCCTCAAGGAATGGGGCAAGCGTATTGGCATAGCTAAGATGGACTTTGATGTCGATGACTTTGACAGCGGGTACACTGACGAGATGGGTGAGTACTGCATACGTGACGTTGAGGTTACGACTAAGTTGTACCACTACCTCACAGCTAAGCTAAAGAAGCTGAGCTTCAGTGATCTGTCTATCAAGCTAGAGCATGAGGTGTCAGAGATCACAGCGCAGCAGGTACGCAATGGGTTCAAGCTGGATATGGATGTAGCTACCAAGTGGCAGTCTGAGATGGCTATACGCATAGATCAGATTACTGCTGAGCTACAGGATAGGTTCCCGCCCATCGTTACCATACGTGTCAGCGATAAGACAGGTAAGCGATTGAAGGATCATGTCGAGGAGTTTAACGTAGGCTCTCGCCAGCAGATAGCTAAGCGTCTGTCCAAGCTGGGTGTCAAGTGGAAGAAGCTAACTCCAACTGGCTCTCCTGTGGTGGATGAAGCTACGCTGGCTGGTGTGGATATACCAGAGGCTAAGCTTTGTGCTGAGTACTTAGGTCTGGTTAAGCTTAAGGGTATGGTGGATAGCTGGCTCAAGTATGTCGATAAAGATACGCATCGAATACATGGGTACGTCAATAGCTGCGGTGCTGTGACTGGTAGGATGACGCACAATAAACCTAATCTGGCACAGATACCTAGCCTTAAGATTGCTAGGCAATGCTTCACTGTCGAGGAAGGTAATGTACTTGTAGGTTGTGACGCTAGTGGTCTGGAGCTACGCTGCTTGGCTCACTATATGAATGATGACGAGTACACTAGGCAGATACTGGAGGGTGATATTCATTCATACAACCAACATGCAGCGGGTCTGCCTGAACGTAGCATGGCTAAGACTATGATCTATGGTCTTATCTATGGCGCTGGAGATGCTAAGCTAGGTCAGATAGTAGGCGGTGGTGCTAAGGAAGGTAAGAAGATTAGGGATACATTCCTGACTAAACTGCCAGCGTTGCGTAAGCTGATCGACAAGGCCAAGGGTATCGCTGAACGTACTAAGCGTATCAATGGTATTGATGGTAGGTTCATCAAGGTTGACGAGGACTACAAGGTACTCAACAGGCTGCTTCAGAGCTGCGGTGCTATCGTTATGAAGGTCGCTGTACGTAACTGTTGCCATACATTAGATCGTCTTGGTGTCGAGTATAAACTGGTGGCTCAAGTGCATGATGAATTGCAGATAGAATGCGCTGAGCATGACGCTGAACTTGTAGGTGGTACTGCCCGACAAGCAATCATAGACGCTGGTGTCGAGCTTAATATGAGGTGTCCTATGGATGCAGAGTACCGCATCGGGTCTAACTGGAGTGAAACACATTAATTAATTTCACATACCCTATTGCAGAGAGGATAAATCCATGGTATAATATTACTATATAGTTGCTTAAGAAGAAGAGTTATTAAATTACGTTAGATGTATTCAGTTAAATATCACATAGACTTAATAGTCAATAACAGAGGTAATAAATATGGACACTAAACCCGTAGTAGTATCTTGCGAACTGCACTGGCCTTTCCTGAACAAACAGAATGAGATGTCTGGTAAGTATCAGGTGGACATTGGTAAGCTATCCTCTAAGGCAGTGGATGCACTGTCCGGTATGGGCATAGCAGTACGCAACAAGGGTGATGATCGCGGTAACTACGTGACTGTCAAATCAATCAACCCAATCCAGCCAGCATTCGGTGGTGTCGATGCAGTAGAGTCATCACTGATTGGTAATGGCACTAAGGCCAACGCTGCTATCAAGCCCTATCACTGGGACTTCAAAGGCAAGCAGGGTACATCACCTAGCTTGGCTAAGCTGCTCGTCACTGAGGTAGCTGTGTACGACAAGGACGGCAGTGGTGGTGAGGCTCTGAACATGGATGACGTTATCTAATGTTATTCATCGACGCTGACATCTTAAGCTATCGCATAGGCTTTGCCTGTCAAGATGAAACCTTAGATGTAGCGTGTTCCCAGTTAAACAACTTAGTCATGGATACACTGGTTCGGGGTTGTGACGATGCAGCCCCCTACCAGCTGTACCTAACTGGCAAAGGGAACTTTCGTAATGATCTGGCTACGATACAGCCTTACAAGGGTAACAGGAAATCTGAAAAGCCAGCTCACTTCTATGCATTGCGTGATTACATGGTTGAGAAGTGGGATGCATTTGTTGTCGAGGGTCAGGAAGCGGATGATGAGATTGCCATCGCTGCTACACTGCACGGACACGATTCAGTAATCGCTAGTATAGATAAGGACTTCCTTCAAGTACCATGTAGGCACTATAACTTTAACAAGTACGAGTGGACTACAGTAACTGAGTGGGAAGGTGTTTACTTTCTATACAAGCAGATGCTAACTGGCGATAGGGTGGATAACATCCAAGGTTGTGTAGGTATCGGAGAGGTCAAGGCCACTAAAGCATTAGAGTGGTGTTCCTCTGAAGAAGACCTATATCAAGCAGTACTCACCTGCTACAAGGGTGACACTGAGGCTGTATATGAGAACGCTAGATTGTTATTCTTGCGTAGGTATCAAGGCGAGTGGTGGGTTGATCCTGCCACTAGGAAGGCTGAGCATGGAGGTGCTAATCCAATAGGCGGCACTCCACCACCAGCCCCATCGTCAGCAGATATCGACAGCAAAGAGAAGCTGCAAGTAAGGGTTAGCAAATGAAGAAGAAGCGAACCTTAGTACCACGCACCAGAGCAGGAGGTAAGTGGACAGAGGCTAGATACTGGGGATTCATTCGGTCTGCACTAAGAGAAGCAAACCGCAGATTCCCACCACGCTATGCCGCTAAAGCCGCTGCCAAGAAGTCAGTAAAGGGGCAGCGTCACCGCTTTGAATTCCAATGTGCTGAGTGTAAACAGTGGTTTAAAGATAAGGAAGTACAGGTAGATCATATCGTGCCAGCGGGTACACTACGCAGCTACGCTGACCTACCACAATTTGTTGAGAATATGTTCTGCGAAGCTGATGGACTACAGGTGTTGTGTAAACCCTGTCATCAGATCAAGACCAACGCAGAGCGTGAAGCGAGGAAATCAAATGACTAAGCATTTAGTTATACCTGATACTCAGTGTAAACCAGATCAGACATTCGAGCATCTAAGTTGGGCAGGACAATACGCTGCTGACAAGAAGCCTGATGTTATTGTACATCTTGGTGATCACTGGGATATGGAGGCACTGTCGAGCTGGGATAGAGGGACTCGTAGCTTTGAGGGTAGACGCTACACTAAGGATATTGAAGCAGGTCACGCAGGTATGCAAGCGTTCCTGAAGCCCATCAGGGACGAGCAGCGTAGGCTCAGACAGAACCGCAAGAAGATATGGACTCCACGGCTAGTGTTTACTCTAGGTAACCATGAGCAGAGAATCGAGAGAGCAATCGAAGGTGACGCTAAACTCGAAGGTCTGATTGGGTATCAAGACTTAAAGCTACAGCAGTATGGTTGGGAAGTGTATGACTTCTTGGAGCCTGTCATTATAGATTCCGTGGCGTACTGTCACTACTTCACCAGCGGGATTATGGGTAGACCTGTTAGCAGCGCCCGTGCTTTACTAGCTAAGAAACATCAGAGCTGTATCATGGGTCATGTTCAAGATAGGGAGTGTGCATACGATAGAAGAGCTGATGGCTCTAGGATAACTGGGTTGTTCGCTGGCATTTATTATCAGCACGACGAGGAATATCTGAACCATCAAACCAATAGTTCATGGCGTGGTGTATGGATGCTGCACGAGGTTGATAAAGGACAGTTCGACGAGATGCCTGTATCCATGTCTTATTTGGAGAAGAAGTATGGCACTAACATTTGAAGAAGTATGTGAGCGCCTGTCTCGAATTGACGAGGTAACTCTGCTTGAGGTATTAGATATATCGAGCAACGATATAGTGGCTAAGTTCAAAGACAATATCGAAGACAGGTTAGATACTCTTGAAGAGGATTTGGAAAATGAGACTTAATGACGCAACACCAGCTGACTGGGATAGACTACGCACCGATGCCCCTGCTATTGAAAAGCAAGCCACTGGCTTAGATGCATGGATGAAAGCAGCACATGATGAAGCATCTGAGGCGTGGGAAGAAGATGTAGTTAACAAGCCTAGTCATTATAACACTGGCAACATAGAGTGTATCGATGCAATAGAGGAGTCCATGTCCAGTGTTGCATTC